TCAGATAACGTCTATATCACAGAATATGGAATGTCATCAACAAGTGGAGTTGCACTTCAAACAGTTTCAGCAGATGTAAGCGGAACAGATGTAAGAATTCGTGTAACACCTGCAAATAACAATACCGAAGTATTAATCACTGGTACACTTCTAGTATAATTAAATAAAAGGCCAGGGGAGAGCCTGAATCTCCCCACAAAAAACAATTAGGGGATATGTGAACTTAAATGGCAACAACAGATAAAAACTTTAAAGTTAAGAATGGAATAAATGTCGCAGGAGATGCCACATTTGATTCTAACGTCGTACTAGGTTCAACCCCCCTTAGATTTGACACAACAACAAACAAACTACAGATCCAATTAAATGGAACCTGGAGTCCAATTGCATTTGTGGCAGATATTCCAGATATGGCAACAGAAATAGGCTTTATGGATGTTGGTCTGGCTATTGATTACAATGGTCTTCCAATCTATACAGTTCAGGCAAACGGAGTAAATACAACAGCAACTAAATTCGCAGACGGTGGAGACCCATCAACTTCAACATATGGGTTAACATTCGATTCTGGAGTTATAGTCTAATAAAAAATAAATGCTATAATTAGCAAATAAGGGGTAATAAATATGTCAACAGTAAGAATTCAAGTAAGACGAGGAACAGCATCAGAATGGACCTCAGCAAATCCTACATTAGCCGCAGGTGAAATGGGTGTTGAAACAGACACCAGAAAAATTAAAGTTGGAACTGGCAACACAGCATGGACTAGCCTTGCATACATTGCATCAGATGCACCAGGAATTACAGAAATTGCACAAGATGCAATCGACTCAGCACTTTCAATGGGAGCAGGTCTTACAAAATCTTACAATGATGGCACAAATACAATTTCTCTTAATATTGACTCATCAGTTGTTGCACTTAAATCTTATGTCGATGATCAAATAACTGGATTAGACAACGCAGCAGCAGCAGATTATGTATTACTAGCAGATGTTGGTAACGCAGGCGGACCAGCAAAGTTAGATGTCGATGGAAACTTATTGGTTCCAAAATCAAGCATTATTTTAGAGGGATCATCTGCAGACGCATATGAAACAACCCTTACAGTAACAAATCCTACAGAAGATCAAACAATTACATTTCCAAATGCTACAGGAACAGTAGCAGTATTTACAAGTTCTGGAGATTTAGTAGTTCCTGGAAATTTGACAGTTTCTGGAGATACAACAACATTAAATACTGCAGAACTTCTTGTAGAAGATAATGAAATTATTTTAAATTCAAATGTATCTACTGGAGCTCCGACTCTTAGTGCTGCATTCTCTGTAAGACGAGGATCTTCACTACCAGCATTTATTCAATGGGATGAAGTAAATGATAAATGGGTAGCTAATTATGGAGCAGCAAATTCAAAAGAATTAGCAATTCTAGATAATTTAGATTCATTACAAAGTACGCTAGAAAGCTTTACTACTGGAGCTGTTCAAACCCACGAATCAGATACTACAAATATTCATGGTATTGCAGACACATCTAAGCTTCTTACAACAGATGGAACACAAACCGTTACAAACAAAACTTTAAATTCCCCTAAAATTAATGAGGATGTGCCTTTAACAGCAAGCGCTACAGAGTTAAATATACTTTACGGTGCAACATTATCTACAACAGAACTTAATTATGTAGACGGCGTTACATCTTCTATACAAACACAATTAAATAGTAAGGCGTCATCAACTGACTTATCTACACACGAATCTGATACAACTAATATTCATGGTATTGCAGATACATCTTTATTGGCAACAAAAACATATGCAGATAGCGCTGTTTCAACCCACGAATCAGATACTACAAATATTCACGGTATTGCAGACACATCTGCTCTTGCTACAAAAACATATGCAGATAGCGCTGTTTCAACCCACGAATCAGATACTACAAATATTCACGGTATTGCAGACACATCTGCTCTTGCTACAAAAACATATGCAGACAATGCTGTAACTCAAGAAGCAATCACCACGGCATCAAATCTAGGAACAGCAGTTTCCAATCACAATTCTGCAACTACATCTGTACACGGTATTGCAGACACATCTGCTCTTGCTACAAAGACATATGTAGACGACGCAGACAATTTAAAGTCTAATATAGCAGGACCAACATTTACTGGTACCGTAACAATACCTACGCTTTCAGTAACAACAACAGCAACAGGAATTACAGCAACAATGGTTGGATTAGGAAATGTTGATAATACATCTGACGCCAACAAACCAGTATCAACTGCTACACAAACAGCTTTAGACGCTAAACTAGCACTTGCTGGTGGAACAATGACAGGAGCACTAACACTTTCAGGTGCACCTACGTCAGATCTCCACGCAGTAACTAAACAGTATGTTGATGGACTTGCAGCTGGAATTAACTTTCATCAACCAGTAATTGCAGCAACTGCAGGAAACCTTGCTGGAACATATAACAATGGTACTTCTGGAGTGGGAGCAACATTAACAAAAGCAACAAATGGATCTATAGGAACTATCGACGGAGCAGCAGTTGCTGTAGGAGATAGAATTCTTCTTCGTGCACAAACTGATGCTAAAGAAAATGGTATTTACACAATTACCGCTGTAGGAGATGGTTCAAATCCTTGGCAAATTACTCGTGCAGCAGACAGCGATAATAGTCCTGCGGGAGAAGTTTCAACTGGAGACTTCGTATTCGTAACATCTGGCTCATCAAATGGTTCTAAAGGCTTCCTTGTTAGTACAACAGGAACAATTACAATCGGAACTACAAATATTAGCTACGTACAGTTTAATGCTTCTGAGGCAGTAATTGCTGGCACAAACATTACAAAGGATGGTGCAACAATTGCAGTAGAAAATGCACCAACATTCTCAGGAGTAATAACAGCATCTTCTGGAGTAGCATTTTCAGATGGTACCCAAACAAAAGAAGGCGTTCCTTCAAGAACTCCAATTATTTCAAAAACTGCAAACTACACATTATCTGAACTATCTGAAAGAGACTCATTAATAGAGGTAGATTCTACAAGCCCAGTAACAATAACAATCCCAACTAACTCAGCAGTTGCTTATCCAATTGGAACAACTCTAGATATACTTGGTACAAATACTGGCTTAATTACAATTGCAGGAGATACTGGGGTAACTGTAAATGCTACTCCTGGATTAAAATTACGTACTCAATGGTCATCATGTACATTATTCAAGAGAGCAACCAACTCTTGGGTAGTATACGGAGATCTTAAGGCATAAGGAGATATTATAAATGAGCAAAAGATCTGGTAGAAAATCACAAGCGACAAACGATTTCTTAGAGCCGCAAAAACCAATAATTAATTCTGTTTCAGATGTAGGAACGGGAAGAGCATATAATAATGGATCCGCTATTATTTCTTTTGAATTGCCAGCAGGATCACCAGAAGCATCTTCTTTTACAGTAACTTCAAGTCCTACAGGATTGACAGTTAGTGGGTCGTCTTCTCCATTAACAATGACTGGACTAGCATCAAATACAAGTTATACATTTACAGTTTATGGAACTAATTCATACGGAAACTCTGTATCTTCAGACCCATCTTCATCTATATTGGTAACTACAGTACCGCAGGCACCAGTTTCTCCGTCAGTATCTTCTTCTGTAGCAAACAGAGATGATGTTACATGGACTGCCCCAGAAACTGGCGGTAAAGCAATTTCATCATATACCGTTGTATCAAGTGATGGGCCATCATATGAAAATATTACAGTCACATCACGTAATATTGACGAAACTGGTGGGCAGACACAAAGTTATACCGTTTATGCAATTAATGCTAATGGAACATCTACTGGTGCTTCCACGAACTCAGTAACTACTTTCTTTTCTCCACCGTCATTCTTTGCACCTCCAGGATTCTTTAGTCCTCCAGGATTCTTTAGTCCTCCAGGATTCTTTGCACCTCCAGGATTCTTTGCACCTCCAGGATTCTTTGCACCTCCAGGATTCTTTGCACCTCCAGGATTCTTTGCACCTCCAGGATTCTTTAGTCCTCCAGGATTCTTTAGTCCTCCAGGATTCTTTGCACCTCCAGGATTCTTTGCACCTCCAGGATTCTTTGCACCTCCAGGATTCTTTGCACCTCCAGGATTCTTTGCACCTCCAGGATTCTTTGCACCTCCAGGATTCTTTAGTCCTCCAGGATTCTTTAGTCCTCCAGGATTCTTTGCACCTCCAGGATTCTTTGCACCTCCAAGATTCTTTGGCCCACCATACTTTAGCAAATGCTTACATGATGACACGCCAGTAACAGTTGTTGGTGAAAATGATTCTATTGAGTATAAATCAGCAAAAGATGTTCAAGAAGGTGACTGGATATGGGCAGTAGATATTCAAGAACTGCCAGCAGATGAAGCTGCTTATTCATCATTATTTTGGTCAAGTCCAACAGCAACATTTGGAGAGCTGGTAAAAACAGAAGTTATTAATAAATATACTTCTCTAGCAGAAGAAACAATTATTATTAATAATGATCCTTCTTCTAGGTTTACAGCAGAGCATCCAATGTTTATTACTAGAAACGGACAAAATAGTTTTATTTTGGCTGGATCAATTCAGGTTGGAGACATATTATCTAAACATGATTCGAACGGTAATATTATTTCAGAAGAAATTATATCTTTAGAGGTAATTACCGAAGAATGTACTGTTCATACCTTCAACGCAGAACCATATGATTTAATTTATGCCAATGGCATATTAACGCATAATAAATAACCTAGACATTTTTAGATTATTTTGCTATAATAAATAAACTAGTAGAAAGAATTTATTTTGCAAAAAATAGAAGTAGGATATGGTATTTGGCTGTATGAAAACGTATTTCCAGATTCTCTTAATTTAATTGAAAGAGTAGAGAGTACAATAAAACAAAGCAACGGAATATATTCCTGGAAAGAAGCAATGGTAGGATGGAAGAAAAAAATTCCAGAATATAGAAATTGTTTAGATTTTAAAATTGCAAAATCCAATAATTTTTCTATTATAAAAAATAAAAGTAGTCTAGAATTACAATCTATTTGGCAGGACTCTTATAATGCTCAAAAGGAATGTTTAGAAGACTATTCAAGTATGTATAATATTAAATTAAATTATTGGGAATCATTTAATTTTGTTAAATATACAGAGGGTCATCATTTTGAAGAGCACTCAGATCACGGCGACGCATATGTTTGTACAGTTTCTGGAGTAGGTTATTTAAATGATAATTATGATGGTGGCGAATTATATTTTCCAAAATTAAACATATACATTAAACCAAAAGCTGGGCAATTATACTTATTCCCATCTTCTTTTATATATTCTCATAAATCGCTACCAATAAAATCTGGTACAAAATATTCGATAGTAACAATGTTTGATTATAACGATAAGCATCATAAAGGAGTATAAATGTTAGAAAATGCAGAATACTTAGCACCAGGAATTATGGTCTATAGAAATGTTTTTACAGAGTCAATGAATTTAGTTGCAAGATTAGAAAATGAATTATCAAAAGAAAACAACCCATATAAATGGAAAACTGCAAAAACAGGATATAATCTAGAAGATAAAAGATATAGAGATTGTGCCGATTTTAAAATAAAAAGTAATCCTAATGGATATTTGATGCTAGGCGGAGAAAGCGTCCCCCCAGAAAATAAAAAAGAAACTGAATATGCTTTAGAAAAAATTTGGGAAGATTCATACGTAGCACAGATAGATCCAGTTAAAGACTATAGCAAAATGTTTGGGCTTGCTCCTTTAAATTATTGGGAATCCTTTAATTTTGTTAAATACGGAGAAGATCAACATTTCCAAGTTCATTCTGATCACGGATATTCTTATATCTGTGTGCTCTCATCAGTCGGATATATAAATGACGATTATGAAGGCGGAGAGTTATTTTTTGATAAATTTAATTTAAAAATTAAACCAAAGGCTGGCGATCTATACCTATTTCCTTCATCTTATATATATTCTCACGCAGCTATGCCAGTCACAAAAGGTGTTAAGTATTCTATAGTAACTATGTTAGACTATCTAGAAGCACCACATACTCCAGAATATAGAGAAATAGAAAAAAAATATACAGAAAATTATGCATAGTGTATAAAGTTACAGCCTATAAAAATAATAACTCTGCAAATATTTCTCAAATAAATATTAAAAGAGACTGGATGGACAATACAGTAGATGGTCATGCATATAAGTGTTTTCCAGTAACATTAGCAAATGGCTTAGGGTGGGGCCTTTCATTTCCAAAAGATATTTCTTTTGTATGGGACGGAATATCAGACACATCTGGAAATCATGTTAAAATATTAGAAGGCGAAGAATACTGCTATACAGAAAGAGCTAATGCAACAATAAGTTTTAAAACTGGAATAGTATTTGAAACAGATAAAGATGTTAGTTTGTTACAAATGCCAGTTCCAAATATGTTTATAGATGGGGCACAAGCATTTACTACAATTATAAGTACATCATTTTTTAAAGGAGAGTTTCCCTGTGCATTAAGAATTACTAAACCTTTTACAAAAATTACTATAAAAGCTAATCAACCATTTATATCAATTGTTCCAATATCTTTATCATATTTACAAAACTCTATAATTGAAATTGACAATTATAAAAATATAAAAAATAATGTAGTTTTAAAAGAAGAAGAGCACGTTAAAATTGTTAAAGAAAAAACAGATAGCGGTAAGTGGACTAATTTTTACAGAGATGCAGTAAACTATAAAGGTCAAAAAATAGGAGAGCATGAAGTAAAAGCAATAAGACTTTATGTTAATAATAAAAATGAATAAAATTATTTTTCATTCTTCAAGGCCATATAACAAAGACTCAAAAGACTTTTTGCCAGTACCAGCAAAATTAAGCATTCCCAATTGGTTTTCCCAAGCAAGTAAATATTGGAAAAACGATGATGGATCTTATGTAACTGATAATTTTGGAGAAAGAGGACTTGGATTTAAGTCTTGCCCAGCGTTACTAGATTCATTTTCTTTAGGGTATCTTTTAAAAACTCCATGTGATTTAGCTTTTTACGAATATAAAGGTGAGATATACGTAGAAACGCCAAAAGGATATGAAGAGTTTTGTGCAAGAAGAGAAAAAATGCCAGAGTTTGTGGTACCAAGTGGATATAGAGAAACTCATTTTCATTGGTGGCCAAATTGGGCTATGGAGACCCCCAAAGGATATAGCTTATTAGTTTTAAATCCCCTTAATAGATTTGATTTACCATTTTTAACAACTAATGGTATTATAGATAGTGATATGTATACTATATCTGGCCTTATTCCATTTTTTTTAAAAAATGATTTTGTCGGGTTAATTCCAAAAGGAACTCCGTATGCACAAGTAATTCCATTTAAAAGAGAGGATTGGTCGATGGATCCAGTCCTTCATGAAAAAAAAGAAATGGTAAAAAAACACGTTAAGACTGCTAAAAATTTTAGAGTAAAAGGCGGAGGAATTTATAAAAAAAATATTTGGGTACCAAAGGAATATAAATAGGAGGCACATATGTTTGAAAACGCTAAAGGAAAAGACATAATTCAAAATGTTGATTCTATAAACGATAATAAGTATATTAGAACAGCAAGGCAATCAATAACACCTTCTGGCTATTTCGGATCATCTTCAGATATGATACAAGAAATAGAAAACTTTTTAACAAATGAAGAACAAGAATTTTTATTAAATTTTGCTAAAAATAATAAAATTTGGGATGTTACAGAATCCCATTATAATGAAAATGGAACAATAATTTATGATCATAGGGTATGGGAAAATAGAGTAGCCACACTTAATACTTTAATGAAAGCAAATCAAGATGTTGTTCTAATGCTAAGAAATATTATAGATAGATTAAAACCTGTTATTGAATCATTTTATAATGTAGAGGCCATGTCTACCCACCCAGCTATTGTACGTTGGCCAAAAGGAACATATCAATTCCCCCATGCAGATAAAGAGTTACACGAGGGCCCAGACGCAGGAAAAGAAAATGACTTCCCATGGTACGATTTAGGAACAATATTTTATTTAAATGATGACTATGAAGGCGGGGAGTTACATTTTCCAAAACAAAATATATCATTTAAACCAAAAGCTAGAGCAGCATATTTTTTCCCTGGAGATATGAATTATATTCACGGGGTTAATGTTGTTAAAGAAGGATGTAGATACACATCTCCTTGGTTTTGGACCATAACTAAATTAAAGGATGACAATAATGTATGATATAAAACAACATAAAGACGATGTTTTTACAATAGATAACTTTTTAAATGAAGACGAATGCAAAAGAATTATAGATTATTTAGAAATGTCTGTGCAGAATGATTACATAAAATGGAATCAAATTTCTTTTTATGAATCGTATGCTATGGGTTTTTGGGAATATGATAATAATTTAATTCCGTTTGGTTTTGACCCAAAATATTTTCACAGCCTTAAAGAAAAAATAAAAAATGCTGGAGAAATTTGTTTTAACAATAAGCTGTCTGAAATTAGTTATCATGCACAAAAATGGACAGAAGGAGCATTTGCAGGATTTCATTCCGATAACTCTGATGAACACGGTAACCCTACAGCATTTCAAAGAAGTAAATATGCAATATTTTTATATTTAAATGATAATTTTGATGGTGGAAATTTAAATTTTGAACATTATCCAATTAATATAAAACCAAAAACTGGAATGATTTCAATATTTAAAGGTGGATATAAGAATGAGCACGAAGTAACTACAGTTAAAAATGGAGAGAGATATACTATTGGATCATTTTGGGACGATGCAGATGCAGTCTACACAGATGAAGAAAAAGCTAAATGGGAAGTGGAACTAAAGGGAATAAGATCAGAACAAGATTTAATGTATAAAAAATGGGAACAAGATAGACAAAATGGAATAATTCCAACATATAAGAGTAAATACGAAAAGGAGAAAAATGCATGAGTAACCAGTATCAAAGAATAGTAATTTATCCAAAAATAGAGGTATATAGAAATTTATTGCCAAATGTAGAAGATTTATATCAAACTATGAAAGAATCTGAAAAAACATCTGATGGCAAATACTATTTAAGAAAATGGGATAAGTGGTCAGTTTTTGGAACCTATACTCAACAAAAACACGAAGATTCAGAAGCTAGAGAGTATGGCGAAATGTATGATAAAGAAAAACTTTTATCTGATAGTGTTTATGAAGCATATAACATTGCAATAAATGAATATATAAAAAACAATAATGTTGTTATGCCAGAGGGAGCGCAATTAATGTCTTCCTCATTTTCAAAATATAAAAAAGATTTAGATGTTTTAGAAAATAATCTAGCAATGCAGTATCACACAGATTTTAAAATATTTGAAGCTGAATGGCCAGGTTCAAAGTTTTTTTTAACATGCACAACATACATTAATGACGACTATGATGGTGGAGATATTGAATTTTTTATAGATGGACAATTTGTTTCACACAAGCCAAAAGCGGGAGACATTTTAGTCTTCCCTTCAGTGCCACCATATTTTCATGGAGTAAAAACAATTAAAAAAGGAGAAAAGTTTTTTGTAAGAAACTTTATTACCTATATTTCAGACGGGTCACAATCTTGGTTAAATAGTCAAAAAATTTATGGACCTAGAGAATGGCTTAAAATAGAAGAAGAAAGAATTAAAAGAGAAATGCCAGAAGCAATGCTTTATTTTGAAGATGGAAAACAAATAAAGTATTCAGAAAAAATGAAAAATAATGAAAACAACAATACTATGTGATAATGTTGTATATTATGAAAATTTAATTGATGATTTAAATCATTTTATTAATTTAATTAATGATGTAGAACAAGAAAATGCAAATATTTTTTCTAATTGGAAGCCATGGTATGCTAGTAATGCAAATGTGCTATATGGAGAATTTAGAGAGGCTTCATTTACAAATATATTAAATAATTGTAATGAAGAATCAAGTTCTTTTATTATTGCAAAAACTCTTAAAAACTTAATAGATTTTTGTGTAGAGGATTATTGTAAAAAAACTAATCAAGATTCTGGGTACATGCCAGACCATTTTACAATAAGAAAATATAATACAAGTGCATACATGGGTCCTCACGTAGATACGGAAGATATTTATAACATTAAGCAACCATCAATTTCAATGGTATTCTATTTAAACGATGATTATGAGGGTGGAGAAATAGAGTTTCCAAATCAAGGAATTAAGATTAAGCCATCTGCTGGAAGCTTAGTAATTTTTCCATCTTATCAGCCATATATGCATGATCCAAAACCAACAAAATCTGGTTTAAAATATATGATACCTCTTTTTTGGTTTAAAGAGAAATTTTGGTAATTTACAATTTTTTAAAATTTAGGGTATAATTAAAAGATGTCTAATAAATTAATGGTTATGAAAGATAACCCAATAGGATTCTGGACACTTGATAGTGCTCAAAATGGCACGCTAAAAGATTTTTCTGGATGCAATAATGATGCATCATATAGTGGAATTTTTGATACATCAACCAAAATGATACCATTATCATTAGGCGGACAAAACTGTTTAGAGGTTAATTCAGACAATAATATAAATTTTCCAATAATAAACGGGTACTACCAGAATAATTTCCCAGGAGGATTCGGCACAGTTTATTACGGAGATAATGATTTTACATTAGAATGCTGGATATATCCTAAAATATATACGGATAAAATAACAAAAATACTTGGAGATGCTTCTAAAAATATTGGAATATTCTATAAAGATAAAAATATAATTTTTAAATTAGACCAAGAGTCTTTAGAGTATAATCTTCCATATGTAAATAAATCAATTCACATTGTATGTGTTTATTTAGTCAAAGAGGCTCATATCTATATAGACGGCATATTATGTATTAGTAAAAATATAGAAGGCAATCCATTTACAAATACTCAAGTATTAATATCATCTGGCCCTACATCTGACACACAAGATACTTTTTTGATAGATGATGTAGCAATATATAGATATGGGCTACCAAGTACAAAAATTTTAGATCATTATTTAAATGATAGTTACACCAGTCCAGCACAAATATCACAATCTGACAACGGAGAAATTTTTGAGTTCTATGATACAGACATTAGTAAAGTTTTTTCATATTCATATCCATTTAATAGATCATGGCAAGAATTAATAACAGAAGATCTTTATTATGATCAAACAAATCAATATATACAAATAAAAAGTAGTGAAATCCCAGAAGAAAAAAGTATTGTTTTAGAAGACACTATATTTTTGCCAGCTGCAATAACAATGAATTCTTCAAAAATAGATTGGTTTGGAGACAGTGGAGTTACTGTAGAAACTAGCACAGACGGAATAAATTATTTTTTATGTTCAAATGGAGAATCTATACCACAATATAATTCTTTAGAATTTAATGATAGTAGACTTTTAAATATAAGAATAACAATCTCTTCTGAAGATATATCTAAATATTTACCAAAATTATATAATTTAAATATTAGCTTTTATAATAATCAAATTATGTATTCAAAAAATGGATCAGGGTATTTATCCAAAATTGAAAATTTAGAATACTATTTGGGATCAAAAAAATATTCAGTTGTATCTAGAGATTTAAGAAATGGGATATTATCGCCAAGCGAATCTGGATTTAAAATTAATTTAACTAATAAAATAAAAAGCATTGAGTTTTTTTATACCCCATTTTTCCTGCTTCCAGTAACCGATGCAGAAATTGTAAACATTCCTTTATCTCAAAACAATGTTATTAATGCTGAAATTAATCCAAATACAGAAACTATAGACGTAAACCCAGCAGAAGTGGTAGACCTACTTCCTAAATTTAGCGGATTAATTTTACAAGATTCAACAGAAACTGGGTATTATTGGGATAGTCTAGGAAATGTCAATAAAGATAATATTGACTCTATATACGTAAATGGTGTGGATGCGACCCCAGAAACTAATATTTCTAATATATTTAAATATAATAATTTATATCATGTAGTCATTAACTTAACGGAGCCAGTAGAAGGGGAATTAACTATAAATCATAAATCTAATGGATCGGTAAAGGCTCTATATCAATATATGTCATTTTACCAAAATTCATTAGATTATAATAAGATTATTAATCATTATGATTTATATACCTCTAGGCAGTCCTATCAAACCAGCGGATCTTCCATAACCTTGTCCGAAAATTCAGTAAACCTATATAATAATGACTGGCTTGTGATACAAAACTCATAATTCTGTCAATTGTCTTGACAAAATATGGACTTTAACTACAAGTAATGGTAGAATTAATACCTAATGGATATTAAAAATGTTAATCAAAAAGTAATAGAAGAAACAACTCTAGGAATATACGTGTGGGAAATGCCAGACGGAAGATGGATTGGCGATGACGATGGAAATTTTTTATCAATAACATCTAAAAAAGGTAATCGGTCAAAGATAGACTTGCTAGCCAGAGAAGTAAGATCATTTGGAATATATGAAGGTCAGCCTAAATTTTTATCAGGTAGACGTAAAATTGATGATGAAGAATTTGAACACCAAAAACAAAGATTAGATTGGGGTCTAACACCAGATCCGCTAGATATCGGCGTATACAAAGATTCAATTAAAAATGGAGGAAAGCCTTAATGGAATTTATTAATGATGATACAGAGTTTGTTCAAAATATAGATATATCAAATTCTGCTGATTGGGTAAGATTTAATAGCAAAGAGGTTGTAGTAGATAATGACCCATTTAATATCGGAGAATCAGAATTAAAAAAAGTTAATGGCCTTAGCACTAATTTTAGACGAAAAATGTCTAGAGAGTTTTCAAAAAGATTTATTGGTCAAGACGGAACTGGAACGCAACAAAATTTATTGCAACAGGCAGTTACTGGATATGCAATGTTCGATTTGGTTCAACCAGTCTATAACCTAGAATACCTTTCAAAAATTTATGAAATATCACCGTACAACTACGCAGCAATTAATGCAAAGGTTGCAAATATTGTAGGACTTGGGTATACATTTATAGAAACAAAAAAAGCAAATGATGCTTTAGACAATATTTCAGACGACAAACAATTAGATAGAGCACGTAGAAAATTAAACAAGCTTCGCCAAGATTTAGATAATTGGCTAGAAGAAACAAATGAAGAAGAAACATTTACAGAAACATTAATTAAAGCCTATACAGATTTAGAAGCTACGGGTAATGGATTTATTGAAATTGGTAGAACTACTTCAGGAAACATAGGATATGTCGGACATATCCCAGCTAAGACCATGCGTGTTCGTCGTTTGCGTGATGGATTTATTCAATTGTTATACGGAAAAGCCGTATACTTTAGAAATTTCGGTGATCAAGAAACTCCTAATCCAATAGCCGACGGAACAGATAGACCAAATGAAATTATTCATTTAAAGAAATATACACCAATGAACAATTACTATGGCCTTCCAGATATAGTCGCAGCACAAACATCAATGGCTGGCAATGAGTTTGCTGGTAAATATAATTTAGATTATTTTGAAAATAAAGCAGTTCCAAGATATATAATTACTGTTAAGGGCGCAAAGCTCTCACCAGAATCTGAAAGAAAACTATTAGAGTTTTTTCAAGTAGGCCTAAAGGGTAAAAATCATAGATCTCTATATGTCCCACTTCCACCAGATAGCCCAGACTCAAAAGTTGAATTTAAAATGGAGCCAATTGAGGCAAACTCTCAAGAGTCTTCATTTAATGTTTATCGTAAATCAAATAGAGATGAAATACTATTAGCTCATAGAGTTCCTATAAATAAAATAGGGGTTCCAGAGGGAATTAGTTTGGCGTCTGCTCGTGATGCAGATAAAATGTTTAAAGAGCAAGTATGTAGACCAGCACAAGATATTTTAGAGAAAAAATTAAATAGAATTATTTCAGAAAAAACAGATGCATTAATGCTTAAATTTAATGAATTAACTTTAACA